CTGCTGCGTGGGCGGGTCATTCACGGCATCGCCGACCCGGCCATCTTCGACGAGAGCCGGGGCGAGAGCATCGCCGCCATGATGGAACGCAGCCCGAACTTTCTGCACTGGTCGCCCGGCGACCACACCCGCCTTGCGGGCAAGATGCAGTTCCACTACCGGCTGAACTTTGACACCGACGGCAGACCCATGCTGCAGGTATTCAACACCTGCAAGCACTTTATCCGCACCATCCCGAACCTCGTATACGACGAAAGCAACGTGGAGGACATCGACACCCGGCAGGAGGACCACATTTACGACGAGTGCCGCTATGTGCTGATGGAAAACCCCATCAGCCCGCCGGTGCGCTGTGCGGCACCGCCCATGCCCGACGACCCGCTGGAACTGCACAAGCGGGCAAGATTTTACCGAATTTGAACCTCTCAGGCAGCGCTCCCGAAGGGGCGAGCTTATAAAGATGAAAAGGAGAAACGCGATGGACGAATACGAGAACGAAGCTTTGCCGGTGGGCGAAGCACAGGTGGCCGAGGCGATGCAGACTTTGCAGCGCTACAAGGCCGGAAAGGCGGCACTGGACAAGCGCATTGTGGATAACGAATTGTGGTTCCGCATGGGGCACTGGAAAAATTACCAGAACCCCATGATGCCTGGCAAGGCCCAGCCTTCCAGCGGGTGGCTGTTCAACAGCATCGCCAACAAGCACGCCGACGCCATGGACAACTACCCGGAACCCAACGTGCTGCCCCGGGCGGCCGACGACGAGGAGACGGCGCGGGCGCTTTCCAGCGTGCTGCCGGTGGTGCTGGAGCAGGCCGACTACGAGAAGGTGTACAGCGACGGCTGGTGGCGCAAGCTCAAACAGGGCACCGGGGTCACCGGCATCTTCTGGGACGCGGCGGCACGGGGTGGCATCGGCGACATTGCGGTGCGCAGTGTCAACCTGCTGATGCTCTACTGGGAGCCGGGTGTGGAGGACATCCAGTCTTCGCCGGACTTTTTCAGCCTGAGCCTGGAGGACACCGCCCGGCTGTGTGCGCAGTACCCGCAGCTGAAAGGCCGCACCGCCAGCGTGCTGGACGTGCCCCGTTACATCCACGATGCCGGGCAGGACACCAGCACCAAGAGCGTCGTGGTGGACTGGTATTATAAACGCCCGGATGAAAATGGCCGCATGGTGCTGCACTACTGTAAGTTCTGCAACGGGGTGGTGCTCTACGCCAGCCAGAACGACCCGGCCCTGGCTGGCCGTGGCCTCTACGACCACGGGCAGTATCCCTTCGTGTTCGACCCGCTGTTTGTGGAGGAGGACAGCCCGGCGGGCTTTGGCTACATCGACGTGATGAAGGACTGCCAGACCGCCATCGACAAGATGAACCATGCCATGGACGAGAACGTACTGCTCTCAGCCAAGCAACGGTATGTGCTCAGCGACACGGCGGGCGTGAACGAGGAAGAACTGGCCGACTTCAGCCGGGACATCGTCCATGTGGCGGGCCGGCTGAACGACGACAGCTTCCGCCCGCTGCAGACGGCCGGACTGCAGGGCAACAGCCTGAGCTACCGCCAGAGCCGCATCGAGGAGCTGAAGGAGATCAGCGGCAACCGCGACCTGACCCAGGGCGGCACGGCTGGCGGTGTGACGGCGGCCAGTGCCATCGCGGCCCTGCAGGAGGCAGGCTCGAAGCTCAGCCGCGACATGCTCAAGAGCGCCTACCGCGCCTTTGCAAAGCAGTGTTACCTCATCATTGAGCTGATGCGCCAGTTCTACGATGAGCAGCGGGTGTTCCGCATCGTGGGGGCAGGGGGCGAGAACCAGTTCGTGCCCTTCTCGGCGGCCGCGCTGCGCCCCGTGCCCGGCGGCAGCTTAGGCGGGGTGGAGCTGGGCAGCCGGGAGCCTATCTTTGACATTGTGGTGAGCGCGGCAAAAAAGAGCACCTTCAGCCGCCTTTCACAGAATGAGACCGCGAAGGAGTGTTACCAGCTGGGCTTTTTCAAGCCGGAAAACGCCGACGCCGCCCTCGCTGCGCTGGATATGATGGACTTTGAGGGCGTCGAAAAGGTGCGCCAGCGGGTGCAGCAGAACGGCACCCTTACCCAGAAGCTGGCGCAGATGCAGGATCAGATGGTGCAGATGGCGGCAGTGATCGAGATGCAGGGCGGCGGCCAGAACACCGCCGGGGGCCTGACCCGCAGCGTGAGCAGCGCGTTCACGCAGAAAAGCGGCAAGGCCGCAGGCACGAAGCTTGCCGGGCTGGGCAGCGCCCTGCCCACCGCTGCCGCCGCAAAAGCTATGGATCTGACGTAAGAGAAGGAGGTGAGAACTATGATGAAGATCGTTTACAGTGAGATGGACACTCCTGCCGGGCTGAGCTGCCGGTTGGAAGCCGCCGGTCACGCGGGTTATGCGCCCGCCGGGCAGGACATCGTCTGCGCCGGGGCCAGCACCGTGATGCAGGGGCTGGTGTATCTGCTGGCCGGGGAGGAAAATGCCCACAGCGATGCCTTTGACGAACCGGACGGTCCGCGTCTGGCCGTACAGGCCGATGCACCCTGTGCCGAGTGGGTGCAGGGCGCGTTTGAGCTGGCCAAAGCCTGCTTTGTGCTGCTGGCCGAGCGCTACCCGGAGAACGTCCGCTTTGCGGATGTGAGCCAGAGAGGAAAGGAGAGCATGATGGACCTGCAGCTCTTTGCCAGTGAGGACGGCGGTGCCGCCCCCGCAGCCCCGGCCCTGAGTGAAGCGCAGACCCGGCAGGCGGTGGCGTCCGGTACCATGAAGCCCGGCGAGGCGGAAGCACCCGCCGTGCCGCAGGCACCGGAAACACCGCCCGAGCATCTGCCCGGACCGACGCAGCCGGAACCGCCCGCACCGCGCTCGGATTTGAATCTGCCGCTGCTGCCGCATCTGCCCGCGATGGCGCAGAACACGGTGCGCGGCCTGCATGCCCGCTGGGCTGCAGAGGAAGCCGCCCTGCGCCGCAGCCAGCCGGACTTCAGCCTGAAACAGGAGCTGCAGAACCCGGAGATGCGCCGCCTGATGCAGCTGCCCGGGATGCGGGTGCAGGACGCCTACCGGCTGGCCCACTACGACGAAAGTCTGCGCACGGCCGCCCAGACCGTGGAGCAGGGGGTCGTGGAGCGCATCCAGCAGCGGGCTGCACGGCCTGCCGAGAACGGCATCCGGCCCGGCGGCGCGGCCACCATCCGCCCGGATGTGGCCAGCATGACCCGTGCCCAGCGGGAAGCGCTGGAACGCCGCGTGCTCCACGGGGCACAGATCGTATTGTGAAAGCAGTTTTAGAAAAAAGAAAGGAAACGACTATGAACCAGAATTTCAACATCCAGCTGTTCGCCGAGAACCAGAACACCACCGCCACCATGTCGCCCGAGATGAAGACCTTCTACGAGAAGCGTCTCATCGACCAGGCCGAGCCGCGTCTGGTGCACGACCAGTTCGCCGATTACTACCCGGTGCCGCAGAACGGCGGCAAGACCATCGAGTTCCGCAAGTACGACAGCCTGCCCAAGGCGTCCACCCCGCTGACCGAGGGTGTGACCCCCAACGGCCAGGCCCTGAATGTGACCACCATTACCAGCGACCTGCACCAGTACGGCGGCTGGACCCCGCTGACCGATGTGCTGCAGATGACCGCCATCGACAACAACGTGGTGCAGGCAACCCGCGTGCTGGCAAGCCAGGCGGGCCGCACCCTGGACAGCATCACCCGCGATGTGCTGGCGGGCGGCACCAACGTCATCTATGCGCCCAAGCTGTCTTCCGACGGCACTGAGACCGCCGTGGCCAGCCGCAAGGCGCTGGACAAGACCTGCACCCTGACCCCGAAGCTGTTCTTCCAGGCGGCAGCACAGCTGGGTGCCATGAACGCGGACCCCATCGGCGACAGCTACATCGCCATCATCCACCCCTATGCCGCTTACGACCTCAAGACCAGCAAGGAGTTCATTGAGGTGCACAAGTACGCTGACCCCGAGACCATGTTCCGCGGCGAGATCGGCAAGCTGGGCAACATCCGCTTCATCGAGACCAGCGAGGCGAAGATCTGGAAGGACGATACCTGTCCCACCGGTCTGGCGGTGTTCGGCACGCTGGTGCTGGGTGCCCATGCCTACGGTGTCACCGAGCTGGAAGGCGGCGGCCTGGAACACATCGTCAAGCAGCTGGGCTACGGTGATGACCCGCTGAATCAGCGCGCTTCCGTGGGCTGGAAGGGCATGCGCGCCGCCGAGCGTCTGGTGGAGCAGTACATGGTGCGCATCGAGAGCGCGTCCAGCTATTCCGCCACCGCTGCCGCCAACTGAGGAGGTGTGAACCATGACTGAAACGAAAAACGTGCGCATCCGGCTGTTCAAGGACAACAGCCGCTACAAGGGCGACCTGTTCGTGAGTGTCAACGGCGTGAACTATAAGATCCGCCGCGGCGTAGAAGTGGAAGTGCCGCCCGAGGTGGCCGAAGTGCTGGAGCACAGCCAGATGCAGGACGAGCTGACTGCTGCCCGCATTGCGGCGGCAGAAAACACCGCGCAGTAAACCGCCCGGCAAATCGAACGCAAACCGGAAGCCCGGCTGGGAAACTTGGCCCGGCCGGGTTTTCCTTATAAAAAAGGAGTGTGAACCTATGACCGTGGGACAGGCGCTGGAACGCGCCGAAGAACTGCGCCCGGGCAGCCGCATTGCCCGCGCGACCCGCTGCGCATGGCTGAAGGAAGCAGATGCCATGCTGCGCCAGCGCTTTTTCAAGAATAGCATCACAGACGCTTACGACAATGTGGGGGCAGACCTTGCCTGGGACGACGGCCTGCAGGACGAGGATGTGCTGCTGGCACCGGAACCCTTTGATGCAATGTATCCGCATTATCTGTGCGCCATGACCGACGCGGCTCTGGGCGAGACCGACCGCTATGCCGGAGAGCAGGCCCAGTACAACAGCCTGCTGGCTGAGCTGGCGGCGTGGCTGCGGCGCAGCTACCCGGTGCGCCCGGGCAGCCCGTGGCGCTGGTGAGGGAGGTGAGAACATGGTTCTTGCGAACCGGACGAAGCTCACGAACAGCCGCAGTTTGGTGCGGGTGTTTGGCGGGCTGAACGAGACCTACGCCTGCTCGGAGGCCGAGTACAGCGCGGGGCTGAACTTTTCGGCCCGGGACTTCCCGGCGCTGAGCACCCGCAAACCCCGCCGCAAACTCCGGGCCCTGACCGGGCTGAACGGCATGTACCACCTGAACGGGCTGCTGACCGTCTGCGGCCGGGACCTTGTGTACACGCCGGACGGCGGCGGCGACACCGTGACCTGCACGGACGCCGTGGCCGACAGCCGCAAGGCGCTGGTGGGCATCGGCACGAAGATCCTCATCTTCCCGGACAAGGCGGCCTTTGACACCGCCGACGGCAGTGTGCAGCCGCTGGGGGCCGCATGGCAGGCCGACGGCCAGAGCGTGCAGTTCGCGCCCTGCGACGCCGAAGGAAAGACCTACGAAGTGAGCGGGTACGGCAAAGAGGAACCGGAAGACCCCGCAGACGGGCAGCTCTTTTTAAAGGTGGAGGATGAGGCACACCCCTGGAGCAGCACCGGCACGCTGGAAGTGTACAGCACCGTTTCCGGCAGCTGGACCGCCATCCCGCTGGAATACTGCCGCATCACGGCGGCGGGCGCGCAGGAGCTGTTTGCCCAGTGGGACACCGTGACCGTGGCGGGCACCGCTGCGAAGCAGGCTGGCATGTGGGAAGAACTGGATGGCGACCTTGTGGTGTACGATGTGCAGGAGAACGCCCTGCGGGTGCGGGTGACGCCGGGCGGCGACTGCTTTTACGGCACGCTGGTGCAGGGGGCAGACAGTGCGCTGTGGACCAGCCTGGACGGCAGCGAGACACGCAGCATCTCGCTGGAAAGCACGGTGCGCATGGAGCGCCGGGTGCCGGACCTCGATTACATCACCGAGTGCGACAACCGGGTGTGGGGCTGCAGCAACAAGGAAAACGTCATCTACGCCTGCCGCCTGGGCGACCCCACCAACTGGTTCAGCTACCGGGGCATCGCGGCGGACAGCTATGCCGTCACCGTGGGCAGCGACGGAGCGTTCACCGGCGCGGCTACTTGCATGGGCTATGCGCTGTTCTTCAAGGAGAACACGCTGCACAAGCTCTACGGCTCGAAGCCTTCAGATTTTCAGCTCACCTCGCTGCACTGCCGGGGCGTGGCAAAAAATGCGGCCCGCAGCCTGTGCGTGCTGAACGAGACGCTCTATTACCTCTCGCCGGACGGCGTGATGGCCTGGGATGGCAGCATCCCCACAAAAGTTTCCGGCGTGCTGGACGCAGGCCGCCTTGCCAATGTGCAGCAGGCGGTGGGCGGTGCGCTGGACGGCCGCTACTATCTGCACGTTTCCCGCGCGGAAGCGGGCGGTGACCGGGCCCGGCTGCTGGTCTATGACACCGAGCGCAGCCTGTGGAGTGAGGAGGACGTCTGCTCTTACGAGATGGCCAGCACCGGCGGGCAGCTCTACCTCTGGGACGGGCAGGCGCTGTGGGCGGCAGACCCCAGCCGGGAACGCGACTGGCAGAGCACCGACGGCGTGGAGGAAGCGCTGCACTTTGAGCTGACCACCGGCGACATCGGGCTGGACGGGGCCGAGGACCGCTACCTCTCCCGGCTGACCCTGCGGCTGGACGCCGGGTGCGCCAGCACCGTGGAGGTGGCTGCCAGCTACGACGGCGGCCCATGGGAGACGGTGGCCAGCCTGTGCGCTCAGGGCAGCCGCCGCAGCTACGATCTGCCTTTCGTGCCCCGGCGGCACGGCATGCTGCGGCTGCGGCTGCGCGGCACCGGGCAGATCACCCTGCGCAGCATGGCAAAGACACTGGCCGCAGCAAAGGGCGGCATCACAGAATGAAACAGGAGGTATGACGAATGGCAAGCGTGATGGGCATCAGCAAGATCGGTCTGCCGAAGCTTGGCGAGAACATGGACCCCGAGGACGCCCGGGCTCTGCGCAGCTATCTTTACCAGATGCAGGAACAGCTGCAGTATGTGCTGACCAATCTGGACACGGAAAACATGTCCGACGATTTGCGCACAAAGCTGCAGGGCTTATAACAGAAAGGAGAAGTTATGGCAGACAAAAAGAAAGAGGAACAGACGCTGGATGCCGTGCAGGCGCAGGCCGGGGCCGAGGGAACGGCGAATGCGTCCGACGGCTACTCTGCCGCAGGGCTGAACAGCCGCAAGGATGTGGAGGATGCGCTGGCAAATGCCAGCTACAAGCCCGGGCAGTCGGTCACTGACGCGGCGCAGGCGCTGAAGGAGTGGCAGGCGAACCGCCCGAAGGACTACCAGAGCAATTACCAGGAGAAAATCGACCAGCTGCTGGACCAGCTGCTGCAGCGCCAGAGCTTCCAGTACAGCTACACGCAGGACCCGCTCTACCGCCAGTATGAGCAGACCTACCTGCAGAACGCCCACAATGCCAGCGCTGACGCGGCGGCACAGGCCGCAGCCCTGACCGGCGGCTATGGCTCCAGCTACGCTGCCAGCGTGGCCCAGCAGGCCTACCAGCAGCAGATCGGGGCGCTGAACAACGCCATCCCGACGCTATACAGCCTGGCGCTGGACACCTACGAGAGCGGCGGCAACGATCTGGTGACCCAGCTGGACCAGCTGACCGGCAGCGAACAGGCTGCCCAGAACCTTTACAACGACCAGCTGGCGGATTACTACACCCAGCTGGAGCAGAAGGGCAATGCTTACAACAGCGCCTACGCCCAGGATTACGGCCAGTATCAGGATTATCTGAGCCAGCTGGGTACCCTGCATGACTACTATTCGGCGCAGGAACAGCAGCAGGCGGCCCAGCGCCAGCAGCGCTTCAACAACGTGATGAGCGTGCTGGGCTTCCTGGGGGATGTGGTGCAGATCGCGCTCAGCGGCACCACGGGCCTCGGCTCCATGCTCAGCGGCCTGCTGAACACCGGCTACAACATCTACTCCGGCAACCGCCAGTATGAGGCCAGCCGCGCGGATAACCAGTGGAACCAGCAGATGCAGGAGAAACAGTATCAGGACAAGCAGAACCAGCAGCTTTACGAAAACGAGTTCAACGAGCGGGAATATCGGGACAAACTCAACCAGCAGCAGTTCAACAACGACGTCACCAACCAGAAGCTGAACATCGCGCTGGGCGAGTGGAACCTGAAAAAGTCCACCGCCGCCCAGAAGGCCAGCCAAGCGGGCGGCAGCGCTTCCGGCAGCAGAGCAGGCAGCTCCGGCACGAGCAGCGCGGGCACCGGCAGCAGCACCTATACCGGTGCGGGTTTGGGCAGCACGGGCAGCAGAAGCGGCAGCGTGACGGTGCCCTACACGGCCATGCTGATGCGCAGCCAGGGCAGGAGCGACAGCAGCATTACCGGTGCGCTGCAGCGGGAGGGCTACTCCAATGCGGAGATCGCGCAGATCTTGCAGCAGATGAAGCGCTGA